CAAGTTCTTTTGGCGCCGTTTCAAGAACAAAGAAAACATCACCTTCTTTGATCCGAATGAAGTACCCGACCTATATGAAGCCTTTTATCGTAACACAGCAGAATTTGAAGAACTGTATGTAAAATATGAAAAGCGTACAGACTTACGTAAAAAGTCTATGACTGCTGAAGAAGTATTCAAAGGCGGAATATTAAAAGAACGTACAGACACAGGACGTATCTATCTAGTGTTTATTGACAACGTACAAAACCAAGGACCATTTGATCCTGAGTTCCATACAATTTATCAAAGTAACTTGTGCTGTGAAATACTATTACCTACAAAACCTTTTAAACGTCTTGATGACGCAGATGGCCGTATTGCTTTATGTACACTTGGTTCGATCAACTGGGGAGCTTTCCGTAATCCAGAAGATATGCGTAGGGCTTGCCGTATTTTACAACGTAGTTTGTGTAACATTCTTGATTACCAAGATTTTCTAAGTATTCAAAGTAAACTATCAAATGACGAAATTCAACCATTAGGTATTGGTGTTACTAACCTAGCCTATTGGCACGCCAAGCGTGGACTCAAGTATGGCGAGAAAGATGCCTTACAAGATGTTAAATCCTGGATGGAACATCAAGCCTTCTACTTAACTGAAGCTACAGTAGAATTGGCAAAAGAACGCGGACCGTGTACACATAGTGATAAGACACGTTATGGGCAAGGTATATTCCCTTGGGAACTACGTGCCGAAGGTGCTAATGAGTTAGCAGATTTTTCTCCAGAACTTGACTGGGAAACTCTACGTACTAATATGAAACAGTATGGAGTTCGCAATGCCACACTAATGGCCATTGCTCCAGTCGAAAGCAGTAGTGTTGTTATAAACAGTACTAATGGTATTGAGTTGCCTATGAGCTTGATCAGTACTAAGGAAAGTAAAGCAGGATCATTCACACAAGTTGTTCCTGAATATCACAAACTTAAGAACAAATATCAACTCATGTGGGAACAAACAGACTGTGATGGCTATTTGAAAACAGCCGCAGTTTTGGCTGCTTATGTTGACCAAAGTATAAGTACTAACACTTTTTACAATCCAGCGCACTTTGTGGATCGTAAAGTTCCAACTACATTGATTGCTAAGAATTTAATGCAAGCTCAAGTGTGGGGATTGAAAACATTCTACTACAGTTTGATTAACAAAGCAGGTAGCAAACAGATTGCCGAAGACGCTCCTGTTATGCTAGAAGTTATCGATTTTGATAATGAAGAAGATTGCGAAGCGTGTAAACTATGAGTAAAGAACAATACAATTTAAAAACAAAAACAGATTACCTTAATCGTAAAATGTTTCTAGATCCGCAAGGGCCTGTGACTATTCAACGATTCGAAGAGGTTAAATACAAGAAGATTGCAGATTTTGAAGCGACAGCCCGAGGCTTCTTCTGGCAACCCGAAGAGATTAGTCTTACCAAAGACGCCAATGACTTTAAGGATGCGAGCGATGCGATTAAACATATTTTCACCAGCAATTTATTACGTCAAACAGCACTTGATAGTCTTCAAGGTCGTGGGCCAACGCAAGTATTTACTCCAGTGTGTTCATTGCCCGAAGTTGAAGCTCTCATGTACAACTGGGGTTTCTTTGAAACCAACATCCACAGTAAGAGCTACAGTCACATAATTCGTAATATCTACAATGTGCCCAAGGATGTGTTCAACACTATCCACGATACTGAAGAAATTATCAGCATGGCATCAAGTGTTGGCAAATACTATGATTCACTACATCAAATTAATTGTCAGAAGGAATATAACTTTGTAGCAGTCGAAGAAAAAGATCACATCAAGGCAATCTGGTTGGCTCTTAATGCATCATACGCACTAGAAGCATTTCGCTTTATGGTTAGCTTTGCTACAAGTTTGGCAATGGTTGAGAACAAGATCTTTATTGGTAACGGTAACATTATCAGTTTGATTCTACAAGACGAATTGCTACACAAAGGCTGGACAGCCTACTTGATCAATCAAGTGGTTAAAGAAGATCCACGTTTTGCACAGGCTAAGATTGATTGCGAACAAGAAGTATATGCTATGTACGCAGATGTTATTCGTGAAGAAAAACAATGGGCTGATTATTTGTTTAAGAAAGGTCCTGTGATCGGTCTTAACGCAAACATTCTAAAAGACTTTGTGGATTATACAGCCGTTGGAGCGTTAAAAGACATTGGTATCAAATATCAACAAGTTGCTCCTAAGTCGACTCCTATTCCATGGTTTAACAAACACGTAAACACAAGTAGCAAACAAACAGCATTACAAGAATCAGAATCGACAAATTATGTTATCGGTGTAATGAGCGAAGGTATTGACTACGACGCATTGCCTGCGTTATAATAAACAAAGGAAAGAAATATGTCAAAAGCGATAGTATGGAGTAAAAATCAATGTCCATTTTGTGTACAGGCAAAAGCATTATTAGAAATGAAGGGTATTGAATACGAGGAGCGAAATGTACAAACAACATGGACTAAGGAACAGTTACTAGAAGCAGTTCCTACAGCCAGAACTTTGCCACAAGTATTTTTAGACGATAATTATATAGGCGGGTTCACTGAACTCAAAAAACATTTCGAAAAGGTATAATATGTTAATTTCAAAAGGTATCGCAGAAGGCGAAGTAGTTACAATCAAGACAACAGCTGGCGAAGAGATTGTTGCCAAGTTAGTTGAAGACGGCCCTTTAGGTGTTAAGGTTAGCAAACCATTGTGCTTAACCGCAACTAAGGACGGAATTGGACTCGTGCCATTTTTGTTTACAACTGATCCAGACGCAGAAGTAACTATAAATAAGAATAGTATTATGGTGGTGTCGGCTACTATCAAAGATGCCGCAGATCGTTATACAGAACAAACAACAGGGATTAAACTAGTATAATGCCAGCAGTAGCTAGAATGGGTGGAACAGATACCGTAGCATGCACAGACGGAGCCAAAGGTTCTTCTTGTGGTAAAAATGTGTGGCATTGGAATACTCCTACTACTCAAGCTACTGATGCCGGAAGCAGTAATGTGTTTATTAATGGCGTCGGCGCAGTTCGCCAAGGTGATGTAATGAAAACTCACCCGGATGGTGATCCATGCGTTGGCGGTCCTGTTAATCATGCTCCAGCGTTGAGCACTTACAGTTCAAACGTATTTGTTAACGGAAAGGCACTAGCCCGAGTAGGCGACAAGTTTGATTCCGACGGACACTATGATCATACTATATCGTCCGGATCTTCCAACGTATTTGCCAATTAATTAGACATTTATTTTTAACCCCTGTACACTAGGTATAAGTACTCTGTACTTGCCTAAAGGAGAAATAAATGGCTACAAATAAATTTTCAGAATTCACAGCATTAGTAGAAGCAATGGAAGGCGACTTCGAAAAATTCTACGACAAAGAAGTTGGTGCCGCAGGTACCCGTGTTCGCAAGCATTTACAAGAGCTTGCCAAATTGTGTAAAGAAACTCGTAACGATGTTACCGCAGTTAAAAACGCACGTAAAGAAGCCAAATAAGTCAACTAAATATTAGTCTAAGGCGTTATATTATTATACGCTAAGGAGTATATCATGAAGAAGACAATTTTAGCTTTATCATTATTGGCATTGGTAGGAACAGCACAAGCTCATGAAGGATTTAGATATCGTGGTGGGTGTTGTTATAGAAGTGGTTATGGCATAGGATGGGTTGCTCCGGCTGTTATTGGTGGAGTAATTGGTTATGAAATTGCTCAACCTCGTACAGTAGTTGTCGAACAACCTCCAGTTTACGTAACTCCACAACCTAGTGTAGTTTATGTAAATCCTCCAGGAACATTACCTCCACCAGCAGGGTATCACTATCAGTATATGATTGATCCTGCTACAAATACTCAAAAAATAGTTTTAGTACCAAATTAATGGCATACTCAGACAAAGTTATCGATCATTATGAAAATCCACGTAATGTAGGTTCGTTTGATAAGAATGATCCTACTGTGGGTACCGGTATGGTTGGTGCTCCTGCCTGTGGCGATGTGATGAAATTACAAATAAAGGTAGACGAAGATGGTATTATTAGAGATGCTCGTTTCAAGACATATGGATGCGGTTCAGCAATCGCCAGTTCGTCGTTGGTTACAGAGTGGGTTAAGGGTATGCATATTGATGATGCTGTTAACCTTAAAAACTCCCAAATCGCAGAAGAACTAGCTTTA